ATGCTGACCCGCTACAAACTGCTGCTCTCCAGTGCCCTGACTCGCTACTTCCCGCGTACCGCCGCCTACCTCGAGGCCGAGAAGCAGGCTGCTTCCGAGCGCGCAAAGGTCGCGGCGAAGAAGCCGCTGGCGCAGAAGAAGAGCGCAGCAACAAAACGCGCTGCCAAGCGGGTGAGCGCTGACAAAGCCAAGGGAGAGCCGGCAACAAAAAAGCCGGTAAGGCGCGCTAGCGCCGGCATCTACTCGTCAGCGGCGATCAAGGTAACCGCAGCCCAGGAGCAGGCGATGCGCGAGACCTTGGCGCGGGCCGTCGCGGCGGGCGTTATCGGCGCGCCATCCGACGAGCAGTGGGCGATGATTCTCTGTCGCCAGCCGCTGACGCGGATCTTCGCCGGAGCGGGTTCAGGCAAGTCGACCACCCTGGTGCTGCGGGTGGTGTTCATGCTCTGTCACCTGAATGTCGAGCCTGAACGATTGACGGTGATTTCCTTTACCAACGCCTCCTGCGCCGAGCTGCGTGAACGACTGGTGAGCGTGCTCGGCTTCTGGCAGTTCTCGGCGGATGTCGGCCCGTGCGTCCGTACCTTTCATTCCGCGATGGGCGTGCTGGCGCGCCAGGTTCTGGGCAATCCCGCCTGGTTCGAGCAGTTGGGTGATAAACGCGCGTCGGCGAGCGAGCCGGACAACCCATTGGGGGGAGGGCGTCTGGGGTCTGCACAAACACGCCTGCTCAAGGATGCTTATCAGGCCTGCTATGCCGATGACCCGACTTTCCGCGGCTGGGTTCACGAGCTGCTCGGCTCCCCGCTGCCCGATCCGCAAAAGGCGTTGCCGAAGGCGCCCATGGACCCGTTCCGGCTGGCGGGTGAGCTGCATGCCGCGCCGCTGTTCGAGGTGTTCTACGCCCAGGCCGGTTTCATCGAGAGCATCGGCATACCCATCGAGCGGATGACGGTAGCCGCGCTGGCCTGCTCGCCAGCCGAGCGAACCTTTCTCCTGGCGTTGCAGGCATTCTGGAAGGCCTTTGGTGGCCAACTGAGCCAGCAAGGGCTGATGACCTTCAATGGCGCCTTCCAGCAGCTGACGCACATGCTCGATGAGGCTGATGGGCGTTTGAGTGCGGAGGCGCTGCAGGGCTTCTCCCATCTGCTGATCGATGAATTCCAGGACATCTCGCCGCAGATCGTGCAATGGCTGCAGGCACTGCACCGGCGCCTGGCCGGCACGGCCACGGCTGTCAGCCTGATGGCCATCGGTGATGACTGGCAGTCGATCTATGGTTGGCGGGGCAGTTCCCCGGAGCTGTTCATGGCCTTCGATCGGCACTTTCCGAGCAAAGGCAAGGGCAAGAGTGCGGTGCTGTTGCTGCAAGCCAATTATCGTTCCATCGAGCCGGTGATTCGCGACGCAGAGTCCATACTCGACGCCGTGGCCTTCAAGCAGGACAAGGTGACCACGCCGATCCGCCCCACACCGGCGGGCGGCCATGGCGTGAAGTTGATGACGCCGTTCGACCTGGCCCGTGACATGGGTGAGCTGCAGCGGGCCATCGCAGCGCAATGCGCCTATGCGCGTGACATCGGCTCCAGAGAGCGCACCGCGGTGCTGCTACTGGGGCGCCGCAATGACACCCTGAAGGACGTTCAGGCCGGTCTCGACCGCAAGTTGCCGGTAAAGGCCTATACCATTCACCGCGCCAAGGGGCTGCAGGCCGAGGTGGCGATCATCGTCGACGACTGCCTGCCGCCTACGCCTCATCCACTGCGTAACGCGCTATATGCCTACTGTGGCTTCTTCGCCAACAGCTACGACCAGGCGATAGCGGACGAAAGCCTGCGCCTGGGCTATGTGGCCGTTACCCGAGGCGTCAGCCGGGTGCTGTGGTTCGTGCGCAAACCCCAGGGCGCCACACGCTCACTGGGCTGAAATGAAAACGGCGCCACCTGGGCGCCGTTCTTGCAGCTAGCACAGAGCGTCAGGCGTGCAGGTGCTCCGCGGCGTGCAGGGTGTTTTCCAGCAGGCAGGCGCGGGTCATCGGGCCAACGCCGCCGGGCACCGGGGTGATCCAGCCGGCGCGGGGCAGGGCGGTCTCGTAGACCACGTCGCCGATCAGCTTGCCATCGGCCTGACGGTTGATGCCGACGTCGATGACGATCGCGCCTTCCTTGACCCACTCGCCCTTGACCAGGCCCGGCTTGCCTGCGGCGACCACGACGATATCGGCCTGTGCCACGTGGCCGGCCAGGTCCTTGGTGAAGCGATGGGTGACCGTCACCGTGCAGCCGCCCAGCAGCAGTTCCATGGCCATCGGGCGGCCGACGATGTTCGAGGCGCCTACCACCACCGCGTGCATGCCATAGAGATCCTGGCCGGTGCTGGCCAGCAGGGTCATGATGCCCTTCGGCGTACAGGGGCGCAGCAGTGGCATGCGCTGCGCCAGGCGGCCGATGTTGTAGGGATGGAAGCCGTCCACGTCCTTGTCCGGGCGAATACGCTCGAGCAGAAGCGAAGCATCCAGGTGGGCCGGCAGCGGCAACTGAAGCAGGATGCCGTCGATGCTGGCGTCTTCGTTGAGCGAGTCGATCAGGTCGCGCAATTCGTCCTGGCTGGTTTCGGCGCTCAGATCATAAGCGCGGGAGATGAAGCCGACTTCCTCGCAATCCTTGCGCTTGTGCGCGACATAAACCTGAGAGGCGGGGTCGCTGCCGACCAGGATCACTGCCAGGCCGGGTGCGCGCAGCCCCTGCTCGCGTCGTTCGGCGACGCGCTGGGCGATCTGCTGGCGGATATTGGCGGCAATCGCTTTGCCATCTATCAGTTGTGCGGTCATTGCGCTTGGTTAACCATCGAAAGGGAGAAAAAAGGACGCGCATTCTCGCATGGCATTAAGGAAGGGCAAAGGCGGCAGAACGCAGATTTGGTGTAACTCCTTTATCTAACTGAATTTTTTTCGATTTGGGTGTTGACGCCTTCAGGGTGCCTCTATAAGATGCGCACCACTTGGCGAGCACAGCACCTCACAGGGTGAGGCGGCAAGAGCAGCGACGAAAGTGGTTGCGCTGGTCGAAGCTTGAAGTCTGCTATGGTGGATGGATAAGTGCCCGTAGCTCAGCTGGATAGAGCATCCGCCTTCTAAGCGGATGGTCGCAGGTTCGAGTCCTGCCGGGTGCGCCACTAGGTGTGTCGGCACAAGTAAGCAGTAAAGCAATATGGTGGGCGTAGCTCAGTTGGTAGAGCACAGGATTGTGGCTCCTGGTGTCGAGGGTTCGATCCCCTTCGTCCACCCCATATTCTGAAAACGCCAGGCCCTAAAAAGCCTGGCGTTTTTGTTTGGAAAATGTATTACCACGCGGACGTGGTGGAATTGGTAGACACACTGGATTTAGGTTCCAGCGCCGCAAGGCGTGAGAGTTCGAGTCTCTCCGTCCGCACCATGTAAGTAGCTGATTTCAAAGGGCTGTAGACCGATCTACCCTAAATTGGGAACGGATTTGGGAACACTTTGGGAACAGCGAACGAAAAAGGCAGCCTGCGAAGGCTGCCTTTTGTCGTTTCTGGCGGGGCGATTTACAGCTCCAAGTCGCGCTCCAGAATGCCGATCATGTCGGCACCGTCGCGGTTGATCCATTTGCCGTAGTGGCGCCAGATCATGGCGGTAGAGGTGTGGCCCATCTGCTCGGCGATCCAGTCCACCGGCACCGCGCCGGTGCTCAGCAGTTGGCTCGCGTAGGTATGCCGGCAGTTGTTCGGCCCACGGTAGCGAACGCCCACCGCATGCAGGTGCGGCTTCCAGAAGCCTTTGAGCAGCATGTCTGAGCTTGAGTGAGCGGCGCCTGTGGTGGTGCAGTGGAAGACGAACCGCACCGCTTGTCGCTTCTTCGTCTTGTTGTCCCGGTCGGTGACCTCGATTTGCACCGGTCGGCACTTCTCCGTGAATCTCCGTTGGGCCAGCAGTGCCTCCAGCGCTGGCCGCAGCAGGCGCACCTCACGTGTTGATCGCCGGGTTTTCGTCACCTTGTAATGGCCGCGCACCTGTGAGCGCCGAAACTTCACCGTGCCGTTCTTCAAGTCCACGTCCTCCCAGGCGAGCGATATTGCCTCGGACACCCTTGGGCCTGCCCAGATCATGAATTGAGCCAGATTCAGTTCCTGCTGGCGTTCTGACGGGCCTTGCAGGATGTCCCGGATCTCATTGCGCGTAAATGGGTCTGCTTCGTCAGGGTCTGGCAGGCGAACGGTCAGACCCTCAGTTGGGTCGTGGGCTGATCGGTTACGGGTCCTGTAGATCACGTACACCTGCCGCATGATGTTCAGGATTTCGCGGACCGTCTTGTTGTGCAGCTTCGGAAGCAGTTCCTTTTGCAGCCAGGCTTGCAGGTCCAGGTGGTCGATCATGTCGGCCTGGTGTGAGCCCCAGCGTGGGCGGATATGGTTCTCCAGCTTGCTCTTGTAGGTGCGGAAGCCTGACGGCGCCATTTCGTTGCGCTTGATATCCAACCATAGGTCCATAAAGTGCCCCAAGGTATTACCTACCAGCCTGGGTGAGTTGGGGAAATGCCGGGCGTAGCTGAAGGTGCCCGATGCGATTTCGTAGTTGATGATGCCGACCAGACGTTCAGCGTTTGCTATCACTGCCTTGGTCGCGGTACCGGGGATTGGCTCACGGCAGAGCTCGCCCTCGTACCGAAAATACACACGCACGCGGTTGCCGCGTACTTCAACGCCGTCTGCCATTGGTGCCTCGGGAAAAGCCTAAAAGCCCAGTCTATGGGCCGCAAATGAGTGCGGCCCGTTGCCGGGCCTAGAATGAATTTGACGGTGTTCTAGCCGCCCTATGGATCGCTAGCGCGCATAACGGCGGCGCTCCTGCTTGGCCTGTTTCTTCGCGGCTTGCTCGGCCATGTGAGTTTGCCAGTAGGCGTCTTTCATCTTCTGGCGGATGCGGCTGCACTTGGCGTGTTTACGGGTGGAGCGGGCCTTGCCGCAGATGTCGCAGATGCTGGACATATCCAGGCGGCTGCCGGCGAGTGGGGGCCTGGTGCGGGCTGGCGGTGTGGTAGGCTCTGCGCCGCCGCCTTGGGGTTGATGTGCTTGCATGGTGCTTCTCCTTTGGGGTGGTTGGCGTCGGGGGTTGCAGCCCCCGGCGCCGCTCTTTTCCGGTCTGGCCGGTGTCAGCTGAGGCGGTATTGCTTGCCGTCCTCGATCACGTAGAAATCCACGTCCTTCTTGCGGTACACGCCGCCCACGCCGCCGTGCACGATGTAGTCGCCGTAGGGCGCCGCAGCCACGCGCACGGGAAATAACTTGTCGCCCTGGTGAGCGTACTGGCTGGACTTTTTGATCACCGCATACAGCTGCTGGCCATAGGGGCGGCAGCCGTCCGGGCCGTGTGCCGCTTCGAATCCGAGCCATGCAGCTCGTGTTTCGACGTTGTAAAACTGCTGGTCTGCAGGGTTACGCTGCATGTCGTAGCCGCGGGGCTTTGCCCAGTCTTCAAAGGCCATGGCCAGTTCCAGGTTGAGCATGGTGCTTCTCCTTCGGGTGTCGCCCAGGCGTTGCAGCGCCTGGGCGGTTGGGTCAGTGGGTGAGGGCCAGCAGCAGGTCGGGGGTGGCGTTGGCGCCGGCGGCGAGCAGCAGCAGGGCGATGCCGCTGCCGATCAGGGTGGCGATGACGCTGCTTGGGGTTTCGTCGTTCATGGCTCAGTCCTCGATCGGGCCGCGAGTGCGGCCAACGGTGTGCCAGGCCATCACGCGTACGTGAGCTTTCGCCGCTTCCAGGGCGGCGGCCGGGACGTGGAACAGGATGTCGAGGAAGTCGAGCAGGGCGATCAGTTGGGCGTGATTGCGGGCGTCGCGGATCTTGAGCTGCGCATTCACCTGGTCGGCCAGCTCGTAGGCCAGCGCTTCGGCCTTGCCCATGCAGAAGACGGCCATGTCCTGGTGCTGCTGCACCTTGGTCAGGAACTCAGCGAGGTCGCTGATGTGCAGCGCGTAGAGCGCCTGTACTGCGGCCTGGTTGTCAGCGGTGCGTGCCGAGCTATCCAGATCCAGCGCGATGGAGCGCGAGCGCAGCACCGGGTGATCGCCACCGACGATGGCGAGCGCGCCGCGAAAGCTGACCTCCCTTGACTCTGGTTCCCCCATGACCGCCCACCTGCGCAGTACGGTGCCCGCTTCATAGCAGGCTTCGAACGGTGGCTCGTATCCAGGGGCTGGGCGTTCGGACTCGTCGACGACGACAGGCCGGTTGACCGCCTTAGCCAGTTTGCTGATCAGTGCGGCAAAGGTCGCGTTGGTCTGAAAGACGGTGTCTGCGGGCTTGCCGGACAGCCGCCACAGGTTGTCGACCAGGGTCGTTTTGCCGCTGCCCGCGTCACCGTTGATCTGCAGGATGGGGTACGTGCCCTGCAGGTTGCGGATGCGCTCGGCGTGGTAGGCGCCGGCCCACCAGGCCAGGGCGACGAGGCCCTTGGCGCCGAACGCGGTGGTGAACAGCTCCAGCCATTTCGGGGTTTGTTGGTTTTGCATGGTGCTTCTCCTTTGGGGTTGTTGCCCGGGCGTTGCAGCGCCTGGGCGGTGTTACGCCTTGAACACCCAGCACTTCACGGTGGCTGGGCGTTGGGCGAGCGGGTTGCGCTGGTTGAAGGCGCTGCGCACGGCGCTGTCGACGGCGCGGTTGGTGTCCAGGCAAGGGCGTGAGCGGCTGAGCTTGAGCAGCGTGCGCAGGGTGGCCACGTCGGCCAGCTTCTGTTTGTGCTCGGCGGCGCGCTCGGCGAATTCGTTGAGGTTGATGGCGATCAGGTCCGGCTTCTTGCTGTGGTTCACCACCGGGTCATCGCTGAGCGACTGCAGGTACTCGTACACGTCCCAGAAGGTGCGCACTTCGTCCGGGTCCGCGTTGATGGCGCCCTGGCGGTCCAGTGCCATGGCCAGCAGCTCTTCGCGGGTGGTGCGCAGTTGCTCGTCGGTGATGGGCAGCACCAGGCGCAGCGCATCGAGCAGGGCGAGCATCTGCGCGTGGTTCTTGATGATTCGCTCCACGCGGATTTCGCGCATGGCGCGCAGCGTTTGCTCGTGCACCTTCACCTGCTCGCGGAACACCTCCAGCACCTTCTGTTCGGCCTTGGTGGCCAGCAGCAGGAAGTGGCTCACGTCGCTGGCCTGCAGGTGGTTGAGGTTGTCCGCCGCGGCGCGGCTGGCACTGGTGACGGTGGGGCGCATGAAGTGCAGCTTGACGATGCGCGTGAGGATTGCCTCGGAGGCTGCGACCGTAGCGTTCTGGCTGAACACCAGGGAAGCGCGGAAGGGCGGCGCGTTGGTGTCGTTGCCGCCGTTCTTCACCCCGGTCAGGCCCAGGCCGCGGCCGTTGTACAGCGGCTTGAACTGGTCGAAGTCGAAGGCCTTGCCTTGGCCACCCTCGGGGTCGCTACGGTCGGCCTCGAGCACCACCACCGGCATGTTGGCCGTCTGGCTCAGCCAGCGGCGCAGGCCGGCCTTGGTCATCTTGAGCGGGTCGTCGCCTTCTTCGTCCTGCCGGCCGAGCAGCTTCCAGAGGAACATCAGCAGTGTGGACTTGCCCGCGCCGGCCTCGCCGGTCACCTCCAGGAACGGGAAAGACTGAAATTCGGCGCGGATCTGCTCGGCGAACAGCGAGCCGAACCAGTAGGTCAGGGCCACCAGGCCCTGAGCGCCGAAGCATAGCCACAGCCAGTCGAGCCACTCCGTGCGGTAGTCGTGGGCGTCGCCGTTGATCTCCATGCGGATCGACTTCTGCAGCGTTTTCAGGCGCAGCTTCTTGAACTCGAAGTAATCCTCGGCGTTCACGCGCTCAAGCTGGCCATTGCGCACCGCCAGGTCGCCGAACACGTAGCAGCCGTGCTCGCGGCTGTAGCCCACGTAATCGATGGTTTGTACGGTTTTCAGGCCGAACAGCTGGTCGCGCATGATCTTGTCGAGCTGGGCGCCGCTGCCGGTGAACACCGCGCCGGCGGCCATGCCCAGCAGGCGCTTCTTGAACTCGCTGGCAGCCGCCACCTGGCCGCCGGTGAAGGTGTTGCGCACGGTGGGTTCGTCGTGCGGGAAGTCCACCCGGAAGTAATACCAGGATTCGTCCGTGACCTCGTTGCGCTGGAAGTACAGCGCCTCGGGGTAGCAGTTGGCGATCTCCACCACGCCGCCGCACTGGCGCAGCGCCTTTTCGCGGCGCTGCTTGTCGTCGAGCAACTGGTCTTCGTGGCGGTCTGAGCCCTCCAGCTGCTGCATGGCCTTGTTGAATTTCTCCAGGTCCATCTTGAACCAGTACAGGCGGTTCTCGAAGACGAAGTGAAATTCGTAGCGTTCGCGCCATTCGTACATGAGCACGCCTTTCTCGGCGGCGGTCTCGGCCAGTAGCAGGGAGCCGTGGTAGCGGGCTTCCTCGATATCGCGGTGGATGCGGTCCGCACGTTGCTCGGCGTTGTCGATGAATTGCCAGCGCTGGTGCAGGTCGTTCCAGTCCACCTTGCGGTCCCGCTGGGGGATCTGCGCCGCGTTGCAGTTGTAGCCCAGCTCGCGGGCCATGGCGGCATGCTTGCGAATGTAGCGGCGTGCGCCGGGCTCGTTATCCAGCGCCCACACCAGTGCCGGCAGCTTGCCGCCGCGGTTGCGGGCTAGTTCCTTGAGGGCTTCGAACGGGAAGGCGCCCGAGCTCATGGCCGACACGGCGGCGATGCCATGGTGGGTGAGGGCGATAGCGTCGAAGATACCCTCGACTATCCACAGCTCCTTTACCTCGGACAGGTCCACACACGGCGGGCACCACCAGTAGCCCTTGGGCGACTTGCCTGGGGCGAAGCGCGCCTTCTGCTTGCCAAAGCGGTGCGGGCGGTCAATCAGCCGTTCCCAGTAACCACCGTGCTCCAGGGCGAAGCGCACGGTTGCGCTACCGGCGCCGGCCTCGCGGCTCCAGAAGTTCTCCTGGGTGTACCAGCCCTTGATCAGCGCCAGGTCGAAGCCGCGAGCGAACTGCAGGTAGCTGTCGGCCGAGGCATTGGGCGCAGCATCGGTGGCCGGCGCGCGAGTGCTCCAGTCGTCGAACAGATCCTCGTACAGCTCCTTGATGTGCCACTGCTCGCCGCACTTGCTCTCGCGGCCGCACTTGATGAACCACGGCTCGTCGCTACGCGAATACAGCTCCCGCTTGCCGCAACTGGGGCACACGCCCTTGCGCAGGTACTTGGTGCCCTTGGTTGGCTGCAGGTTGTATTCGGTTTCCAGCCGGCGCAGCACCTCGGCGCGCACGGCGTTATCCATCGCCTTCACGTGCGTTGCTCCGCTTGTTTGAGCGCTACCTGCAGCACGCCGATGGTCTTCTTGTGGCCGGCGAGGGCGGGGTAGTCCTGCAGGATGCGCGCGCTACGCATGCCGACTGGCACGTCGCGGTATTTATCGTCATACCAATGCTGCTGGAAGCCCTCGCGCAGCTCGCTGCGCAGGCGCTGCAGCCAGGCCTCGGCGATGGGTTGGGTCAGCTCGATGTGTACGTGCATGGCGTGCTCCGGGCGCAACTTGCCCAAACCCACGGCGTGGGCTGGGTGAAAACGGGGTTATTGGGTGTGTTGGCTCAGGGCCAGGTGCGCCAGGCGCGGTGCCATGAACAAGGGCACCTCCAGGGCATGCACCAGGTGCAGGCAGGTGCGCTCGAACAACTGTGGGTCGCCGCTCAGGTGTTCGGCCTGGTGCTGCTCGATGAAGGCCTGGGCGCAGCCCTGCATGCGGGTGCGGTAGTCGGTGGCGTCGATGTAGTCGAGCTGGGTCATACCGCTTCCTCCAGTGCCGCAAGCAGGTCCATCTGGTCCGTGGCCTTGGCGTTGTCGCGCAGGGCCTTCATGCGCTCCACCGCCGGGGCGACCGGCAGCACCATCAGCGGCTGTGCAAGGCCGGACGGGCTGAGCTGATAATCGATCGTTACCGAGCCGCTGAACGTGGCGCCGCACGCCACGTTCTGGCACTGGTAATACGTGGAGCGGAAGCACGGTGTTTGCCCCACGCTGGTACGGATGCGCATGCTCCCGTGGCATGCCGGGCATACCAGTTTGTACGTACTCAAGCTGTCTCCCCGCCGCTAGTCGCGGCACCGGCTGGGCCGGTTAAATGGCGACGCATCCAGCGCCTAGATCATGTCCTGTGCCTGCCCTGGGTTCCCCAGGGTCAGGCGGGTGTTTCGTAGTGCCTTACGTCAACGGTTCTGCTATTTCCGCTGCGATCTGCAGAGGCGTCATCGCGTCCCCTATGGCGATGCGCAAGGCTGAACCGTTGTCGTCTGGATTGGTGGATGCAACGGTTTGCCGTAGGGTGTCCAGGCGCTGCTGGGCTCTATCCAGCACGCGCTCCAACTGTTTCCGTACATCGTCATTGAGGTAGGTCATGGGGTATCACACGCGAAAGGAAGTTGAGAGGCTGGTCGGGCGACTCGTGGAGCGGCACGACGTGTTGGTGAAGGCCATGAATGGACGCGAGGAAGAGCGCCTCACTGAGAACGGGTTGCAGCCCCGTATCACCGTGAATGCCGAAGACATCCGCTTCGCCGTCGAGGACGTGGCCACCGCGCTCAAGGAAATACGCTCGCGGCTCGGCAAGGGCTGACCCGTCACGACACCTCCCCACCTTTGCTGTGCAGCACGATCACGGCGGTGATTTCGCTGTGGCGCGCGGCGATGTGCTGGCGGTGGGCGGCGAGGATGGCTTGCACCTCGTCCGGGCTGATAACGCCGTCGTCGAGCGACTTGGCGATCAGCTGGTCGACCATGCCGCGCAGTTGGCTGGTGCTCAGGCCACGGGCGTACAGCTCCAGGTTGTCCAGCTCGCCTTGCTCTGGCATGGGCACGAACACGCCGCCGTAGAGGTGGCAGATGTAGTCCGCAAGAAAGGCGGTGCCGGCCTGTTGCTCGAGCTGGTGCACCTGGGCGTCGGTCAGCGGTTGGCTGCCGGCGTTCTCGTACAGGTGGTTGTCCAGCTTCTTGAGTGGCAGGCCCAGGCGGGCGGCGGCAGACTCACGGCCGCCCGGGAAGGCGGCAATCACCGCGCTCATGACCTGGCGGCGCGTTTCTAGAACGGCGGCGCTGCGCTTCTGGTTTTTACGGGGGGTGGTAGCCATTACTGTGTCACCACGCCGTCTTTGATGCCGAGCAGCACTGCAGCTCGGTGCGATTCGCCACGGCGCCCTTTCTTGCGACCGTTCAACAGGTCGCTGACCAGATTTCTGTTCAAGTCATGCTCGCGGCAAAAGGCGGCGAGGCTTTTCCCTTGGCGCTCAAGATTGGCGCGAGCTTGCTCGGGAGATAACGGGCCGTGCATAGTGTTCATCCGTGTTTAATCGTGTTTGCTAACAGGGATTCTTGGGCAGAAAACTGTTCAAGTCAAATTATTTTGATCAAAAAAATGCTCATCGCATCGGGTGTGGGTGAACGCCTGAGGGAAGAACGCGAGCGGCTGGGCCAAAACCAGACTGATTTTGGTCAGGCGGCAGGCGTCAGCCGTGGCACTCAAAAAGCCTACGAACTTGGAAGCAGCTCGCCGGATATCCGCTATCTGAGCGGGCTCCAAGCGCTGGGCGTTGATGTGACCTATGTGCTGACTGGCCTTCGTGAGGCGGCAGAGGTAGGCGACCTGTCGCCCGATGAATCGCACCTGTTGGCGGACTATCGCCGCCTGTCGGATGCCCAGCGCACCCACACCAGCCATATGGTTAATGCCCTCGCTGAGATGGCTGGGCGGTATGAAGTGAACGGCGACAAGTAGATCGCCGCACTGGATTTCGCTCGCCGGCCAAGGTGGCCGGCGTTTCATTGGAAGAAGGGGAGGAACCCATGAAAAAGATTATTGCCGCGCTAGCACTTACAAGCACAGCCGCAACGGCTGCTCCTGCACCTGACGTCATAACCCGCAACCTGCAAGCCTGGGCGCCTTTAGAGGTGACCCTATCGAACGGCACGCTGCAGATCATCACCGACGAGAATCGCGTAACCGATCAGATCTACCACGCTGTGCTTGGTAGCGGCGTGTGCGGCTCATTGTGGATGAATAAGGGCAGTTGGTCGGGCGTTAAGGAAGTGAAAGTGCTGAATCGCCACGGCCGCCAGGGATATGTATTCGAAGGTGGAGAGGTGGATTGTGTCGAGCTGGGGCAGCTCAAAGGTGATGCGTCGGGTGCATTTATCTTAGAGCGCACTCGCTGGAATTAGTCGTTCTACCAGCTTTGTTAACTGACAGATAATTAAAAAGCCAAGCAGCAAGGGGCGGGTGAGATGCATCGAACAGCGACTTTTTACGATTTGAGGATCACGGCAAGGGGGATGTCTCGTGCTGAAGGGAAGGAGGACGACTACGAAGCAGATCCTAAACCACTCCGTGAGTTGGTTGGGTATATAGAGCAGCTTTATAATGGCGGTGATCGTATTGTAAAGAAGGGGCAGTCTGATAAAACTGCCCGGATATATATATCAGATTTTAAGTATGAGGGCGAGCGAGCCGTTTTTCTGATCAATCGCAGCGACCCGAATGCGCCTGATGCCGTGTCCAGCGATCCCGATATTAAGAGCCGTGTAGTGCACGAAAAACCGCCAGGCCATGGCGGTGATTACTCGGCACACGTAGTAATTAATTTAGACCCTGTGAAGGGCGATAATTACTACCTTTGCGTTCTAGAGACTGTTTATGGCTCAGGCCTTCATGCCAGCAGTATGGCCGAGTACCTTCGATATTTGATTCGCCGCTGCCGCCTGGAATTTAAGGATAAGTTTAAAATTGCCCACAGTAGTAGAGCTAAGACTGCTAAGGGTGAAGAAATAATGGTTAATTGGAACCACTTTGTTGAGTTGCAAGGGCACCCTTCAGAGGATTTTGAGCGCGATATTAACGCGGGTACTTTATCTGGCATGGAGCTTGTCAGCTTTTCGGAGGTTGGCGCAGCTTGGGATGAGCGGGGCGGAATTGTTGAACACAAACGCTCTATTCAACTCAAACCGGCCCCTGATAAGTTAGGTGATATAGCGGCCGCCATCCGGCAGGTTCGTAATAAAGTTTATAAGAATGGTAAGGAATACGATCATATTCGTATTAGTTTCAAGAATGAGGCTGGTGAGCCTAGAGATGCAACTATTGCATCGGATACTGGCCAGCTGGTAGATTCGCATAAATATGTAAAGCGACATATTATTCACGCTCCGATGGTTAATACAACTAGTCTAGAGCGTGTGAGTCCGTTTATACTCAAAGAAGTTCTCGCGCTGATGGGGTAATTTATGCTCTTGGATCAGTTGTTGCGTCCATTTGGATACTTGGCCATTCGCCATCCTTATAAATGGATTGTGGATTGGCTCTATCCAGTTGTGTTTACGGTACTAATACTGTGGTTTATGGGTGCCTATAATGGCTTCAGAGGCGTTATGGGAAGTGGTGGCGTGATCTCTCTAGTGCTTTCTTTTATACAATCCCTGCCAGGGTTTTATATTGCGGCTCTGGCGGCAATTGCAACATTTGGGCGGGCGGATATAGACAGCGTGTTGCCTGAGCCTACGCCCAAGATATGGATTAAATTCCGTGGCTCAGAGAACTTGGTAAGTCTCACGCGTCGCCGGTTTCTCGCGATGCTGTTTGCGTTTTTAACAGCTGAAAGCTTACTGTTGATAGTCTATTCAATTTTTCTGATTTCTTACGGTACTGGCTTGGTAGGTACGTCGTTTTATCGTTTGAGTCTGGACTCCCTCATTGGTGTGTCTCTTATTGGGATTTATTTTTTGCTTTTATGTCAAATGGTGATTTCCACTTTTTGGGGGCTTTACTATTTAGGATATAAGCTGCACGAGTAG